GTTTAAGAAACTTAATAAGACCATTAAGCGTGCTGCGCGGAAACACGCCATATCTAAGCAGAACCGCATGGACCATATCAAACAGGCGATGTCTTGGGTACGAGACCTCACGCGTGAAGGAGTGGAGCCCAATCCAGGATATCGGCGCTGGAAAGAGGAAGAGGAGGATGCATTGCGTTTGGCTCGTGCGAGATTACGTAGGCTCATTAAGGACAAGGAGAAGCGCAAGCAGGATATCAGAAGACAAGAGGAATGCGAGAAGAATGGGTGGGTTCGGGATCTAACACGGGAGGGTGTTGAGCCAAATCCAGGACCGTCAAACAAAACTGAGTTGACTGTCCGTCGCCGTGGTGGGAAAGAGTTCAAGATACACCCAGCGAAGGGTAAGGGGAATGCTGGGGTTCAAGGTATCAAGAAGGATCGTAGGATGCCAGTTAAGAAGCATAAGAATTCATGTTCCCGTGATAAAGCTAAAGAGTCCGTCATAATAGACCAGTTGGTTGGCGAGATTGAAAAGGTGGCCGGAGAAAGAGATGCTGCTGAGGAAATGGAGGAGCCGACTGAAGAGGAGCTCAATGCTATTGCTGAGAGGATATCATTGAGGATTGCACTAGAAGAAGAGTTGGATGAAAAAACTGGTGGATCGTATAACGGATTTTATGCCATCCTGTGTTGAATGGCATTCGGGAATACCGTCGTCGGATATAGACACGCTGCTGTGTAAAGTTCAAGCTCGAGATCTGGAGCCGTTGCCCGTGCCACATGTTAAGTTTAGTGCGATGTTGCTGGGCAGAGCGAGAGTGGTCAGTGAGGACCCGGTGAACACGAGCGACAAAATTAAGAGTAAGGTGTCAGCGGATAGAATACTGACACCATTGGAGTTGGAGGTGGGCTATCCCCAAGGCCGATATCATGTGGTCGAATATGTTGTTGAGAGGGTTACGTATGGATTAGCAGGGGTGTCCCATGAGAAGACATCAATGAATGTGCGAATCAGCCCACAGGAATTCGCGTATCTGAGAGCTTGCAGAGTTCACGTAGGAGGCAATTTTATGAAGACGTTGGCAATAGTCCAGGCGAAGCGCCAACGAAATCGTTCTTATTTGATCCATTCGTTTGATAGACACAATAATTCCGTGATGCAGGATCAGTTGATGGCGGCTCTATTGTTAGTGGAGGACGATTGCAATTTTGGGTTGGTTAACTTGTGTCATAATTTGATCCAGCGTGATGTTTCACACAAGATGAATGTTCCGATGGTTGAAGGCACGTATGTTCGAGGTTATCAGACTTCATTTGCTGAGATATTTAAGGGTGCTTTTAAAGACGTGCGCGAGTTATTGAAGAGGGGTGAGAGCGCAGAGGAAATTGCGGAGAAAATTAAGACAGAGTTGGTTAGCCCTTTGGGAGACATAAAACACGCGGAGCGTGAATTTAAACAAACTCAAGTGTCTGATTACTGCAGGGTAAATCACTCGTTTCATGTTGAGGGGATAATACCAACATTTCCGGACCCAGGTGATTTTAAGAACCGAGTGGTGGGGTGCGTTAAGAGATTATTGAGACCACCACCGAAGTTCAGTGATGAGTTTCGGGCCGCGTTGCATGAAGCGTCAGCAGCTATTAGGGCTTACGTGATGCGTGATGGGGCTGTGGAGGATGTGAGTCACGATCAAATAGTTGCCAATGCAGTAGCTAAAGCCGGTGAGATGGATTGGTCCGAGGAGCAGAAGGCGGATTTCGTGAGTGGTGCACAGGATATTTTGGGAGCAGCAGAGGCCGGAGACGGGGCCATTCGAGAAGTACTAGACAAAGTTCCGTTCTTTGGGAACTTCATTAAGGCTGAGACTTATCCGGCAGATGCGATAAAAGCCGTGAGGTATATCACTGCGCCAAGTCACAGAGTTAGGGGTATTTTGTTTGGGTTGCTCAGCCCCGTTCTAGACAGAATATCCCACTCCACGTGCAATCACAATGTTAAAGGTTTGAACATAAAGGAGATGGACGAAAAGGTCATGTTGTCGTTCACTGGTGTTAGAGGTGGGATATTGAATTCAGACTATTCCAGTTTTGAGTCTTTGATCTGTGATGAGATATTGAAGCACGAGGGAGAGGATTTTGCACATTTGTCACAAAGTAGTCTTCGCCCAGCTGTCCAAATTTTGATGTCCCTATTCTATCAGTATAAGACTACTGCCAGTAATTCATGGATGTCACTGGTGATGCCGCCTATCAGGGCGTCAGGAACATATCAGACTTCTATTGGTAACTGGGTTGCTAATTGTCGGTTCTTGCTTGCTACGTTTAAGGTTATCGACAAGGAGTTTGATTGTTTGAGTTATCTCCACAGGGGTCATTTTATCTTGGAAGGAGATGATGGTATTATTAAGATGATTCCCGGCGTGACAGTTGAAAAGTTTGTGCAGACATTGAAGAACGAGGCCGGGATAGAGCTGACTAGTGCCTCACATGTCGACTCTATAGATGGTGAGTTTTGTTCAGCAGTGTTGAGTTCCGTAATTGAAAACGGCAAGGAGGTGGTTCGTAGGATGGCACACCCGATAGAAGTGCTATCCAAGGTGACAGCGTCCATCAGTG